ATGTGTCCGACCGCTGTAAAATTTCTAAACTATGTGTACTCGGAATCATGTTATTCCCTCCTTTCTCTGAAGTACATAATACTGTTGACTGTTGGCCATTCTAATCATCCACACCTGGTCCCCCACCTGCAATCCACGCCATAGTAAAATATCGGGTAGTGCTGCTTCTGTATTAAAAGATTGTATTTGATGTGTATGAAGCCCGTGGTCACCAACAGATGCTGGCTGTGTACTGTGAGTAGGAACAATGTGAAGGTGGGTGTTGTTGAGGCGCAGAGGTATTTTTATTACGGTATTTTGACATAACGCACCCACCACTAAAAATGTTTCAGTAAGTTCTGATTCGTCTGTTTTAATGACAAGCGGGCTGATTGATTTGACTGTACCTACAACAATGTCAACTATTTGGCTCTCCTTTGGCGTCGCAATTTGTTTCATTGCTTTGATAAAACGAGATGAATCAGACATGAGTTATCACTTCCGTATCCAGAGTCATCATATGCTCACCATTTGCTATTTTGTGAGTACAACTTGTGACAAGTAAATATCTATTTAATAGTAAATCTTTAATAGAGCACTTGAACACAGACCCTGCGTGTACATTAGGCACCCCCAAACATTCTAACCTTAATGACCTTTTAGTATTGTTATACAAAGCAAGCATACCGCGAGCTTTTTGTTCTATTTGAGCAATATTTAGTGTCTCGTCAACTTTTTCATAAAGTTGAAGAATTCCCCATGCCTTAAGTGTACCTCCGCCATTGATAGTGTCGTTAACAATGAAGATTTCCCTCTTAGCCGTTTCTTTATTATCTCGGTAAAGTTTAATTTGATTGTACGTGTCCTTATCTATAGAAGTTTCGTACATAAAATTCGCCACACCGCTCTCGTCCCCCAACATAATTCCAGGTTGTAGAGAAAAAATGTTAACATGCTCTAGAACCCCGTAGTTATCTCGAATGATAAACCACTGCCGACTGTTTATGAGAGTATCATCTAAAGCTCTTTTTATCATGTCGTACAAAGCAGTGGCGGGGTTATTTCGAGGGGCACATACGTAAGAGCTCCGGTCAATAACCTGATGACTCAGAACAAATTTGTTACAAATTCGATGGAAAATTTGGTCACTTGTGATATTTTCGAACGCCATGGAATCCTTATTTTTCAGATACCTTAGTTGGTCGTAACATGTTACTTCAATTATTTCTGTGTCCTTATTATGTTTCTTTGCGAATACGTAACCCCGAAACATTTTAACTTCGTTAAGTTGAATTGAAACCGTAGCGCCTTCCCAGAAATCTAAGTCATCAATTTTCAAAAGTTTGAAAGTCACTTTTCCTGGGTCATTCTCAATTTTAGTTGTAATTGCGATGTCGTATATTACCTGAGAAATATCAAACATTTTTTCACGTTGATTATCATAAAGTGTGGCGTTGATTCTCATACCAACACCACACTCTCTGCTGCTGCCCAACCGAGCCACCCACCTGTTGGTGTAGTAATGTGGTAGGGATGTGTTCCTTTTTTATTTATAAGGTTGACTTTTCCCCTATAGTTTGAAAATGTTCTGCCCGGCCTATCTCCCTGTGAATTACGATGTACTCGCCCATTTAAGATTACGTAGCAACCAATTGTAATTTCAGTGGGGGGAAGGGGTGTTGCTGGCGGGGAAGACAAAGGAGCAGGTTCAGAAATAGTAACTCCCATAATTGTTCTCAACGAGACATCAATTGGAGTTTGTACAATATGGTGGTCTTTATATTCTTTGAATTCTAATGAATAATACATATCTTCATGGTCTCCGCCCTGGTGGTGAAAATTAAAATCTTCTATAGACACCTTCATACTAATATTTATTCCGGTTATGATGAGTCTGCAGGGTTTCTTAACTTCTAAAAGATGTAGAATGAAATTTTTGTAAAATTCAGGTCCAACAAATTGTCCGCGAGTACGTACAGCCGGAAACCAATCACTTTGGGGGAAAAAACTTTTAAATGCGATAGTGGCAAGTTTTCGGTCCTTTAGAAGATTAACTTCTCCTAGTTTGATAATATCTACTGTAGCATTATTTCCTGCATAAGTTACAGTCAGCTTATCGGGGTTGACAGGTAACTGAACGATTTGATTGTTATAGTTAATAAAAAATCCAATATCCATTGTCAACCCTCCTTTTTAGTTAGTAACAAGGGACGTGGCAAGCTGCTCTTCTATCATATCTTGAATAACACTCCAGATTTTGTTGACGTCTGCTGTCTCACGTACATCGCCAAATTTAACATTAGCAACAGGTGTGATGCTTTGGAGGTTAAGTAAAAAGTCACGAGCCGCCATGTCTCTAAGAAGTTTAAGGTCTTCATCTTTAATTTCCACATCGCTATCAATCTTACCAACTGAATCAAGTTTGCCTCCCTGAATAATGATGTCTTTAAAATTGAAAGCAGGTAAGCCGCCGCGACTCATATTTTTTAGAAAATCAAGATTCATATTAGTAAGCCCGTCGCCGACGCCCTGTCCCCACTCATACCCCTTATTCCAACCGTCCATAGGATTCACCATAGTATCGTCTGCCCAATTCCAAATACCTTGGATAATCCCCGTACCGCCGTCCCAGGTACCTTTCATATTGTCGGTTAGATTCCAACTATCAAATTTTCCTTTACCTTTGTACATGTCCTCTAAAATATCAAATGATTCTTTCCACTGGTCTCCAATAGCTGTAAATTCACCGAGTGGGTTAAGGGCGTCATTTAATTTTTTAACTGACCCTCCAAGCCCCTTCATCCAACCACTTACGGTGTCTGACAATTTACTTCCAAACACCCAATCAATAGCAGACGCAATAGAGTAAAGAACCCCTAGTACACCAAGACCCAAACCAACGAAAAGTGTATAGATAGCCACAAGTGCAGTTTTAACTACCCCCCACGCACCGCGTAGGATTGAATACAATACATTGTAAATAGTTGTGATACCTGCCCAAATGGTAGTCACCATCCACAAAATAACTTGTACAATTCCCTGTATTATTAGAATAATAAATGTTCCGACTCCGGCTATCGCAATACCTACCGCTGCAATGGCGGTCACAACAATACTGTATAGCAGATAAGCTAAAAACATAAATCCACCTGCAATGCCCCCGATGATTTGACCTGTTGTCACACCTGCTTGAATTAGTTGGTAAATTAAAAGACCAACGAGTGCAAGAACAAGTAAAATAGGCCAAGTAGCGAGAACCCACGCTGCTGCTGCTTTAATTGCGGCGCTGGTAGCTACAATGCCGAGAGTAAGGAAAGAAGTTTCAAGAATTGCATTATTTGAGATTAAAAAGTTATATGCGTCGGCAATTCTATCGAAACTCCATAGTAGGAGAGTTACCATGACACTAAGAGCAAATGCAATATTTTCAATTAAATCCATACCTGCAGGAGTTTGCAGCCAATCTACAAATTCCCAAAATCGTTTATTTAATTTTGCGAGAGCTCCTTCGCCCTCGTAAAGTAAAAATAGAAAATATTGCCACATGCTTCCTAGCTGAGTCATTGCTTGACTAAAGGTTCGGGGCATCTGAGCAAATGCGGTGTCTATTTCGTCTCTCATACTAAACAGAGCTTTAACAATGCGCTCGGTGGTGAGCTCACCCTGTGCACCTAATTTTCTAAGTGCACCCATAGTTAACCCCTCAAATTTAGGGTCTACTCTACCCATACCTCGAACTAGCATATCCATAAAGTAAGGTGCTTGCTCACGAATTGAGCGAAGCTCGTCACCCTGTAATAAACCAGCCGACAAACCCTGTGTCAACTGAATTATCGCACGTCTATTTTCCTCCGCTGTTCCGCCACCAGCTATCATTGTTTTGTTTACAAGTCCTGCAAAATCAATAGCGGCTTGTGCGGCTCCAGGACCTTGAAGAACTCTAGCCATTAACGTACGGTTTACAAGATTGCCTGTTTCTTGTAAACCGGTTCTCGTTCCGAGAGATGTGCGATACACCTCACCGTAAAGTTCAGGGGCGGTAAATGGTGATTCTCTAGAAAATAACCCTAACCTAGCTACCGCTGCCCGAGCGTCATCTGCTCGGTCAGTTAAACGACCTAATGCGGTACTCATGTTTGTAAATAAGTAGTAAGCGGCGGAGAGATTCACTAAATTAAACGAGATACCGCGTGTTGCGTTTCCCATACCTTGAAAAGA